ATTCACACCTACCTCATGTGCGAATACATAACTACCTCCATTACTAATACCATTAATTGTTGGAGTATTTGGAGTTAATGCTGAAATGAATTTAGTAGCACTTGGATACTCTAATACATGAGCATCCTCATATGTTGTTCTTGCAAGTGAACCTGTTGTCCATGTTTTAAGTTCGTAATTATAAGTAACAACTCTATCTATTTCTGTTGAAGAAGCTTGTGGATAAAACCAGTTAATTTCTGTAAATAAACTATTGTGTCCTGCAAACACTAATTCACCATTTGTAAAATTAAGTCCTAAAGAATCTCCTGTTGTAGTGAATACAAAGTTTTCAACTGAAGAAGGTAGTGTTTTAACTGTTCCATCAAATATAAAGAAATTACCAGAATCACCCATCCAATATACAGCACCATCTACAAAGACTGCTGCATGTTGGCCAACACATCCACAATTAGATCCAACTTGACGAATACTAAAAGTAAAAGGTGGTCCTACAAACTGCATTGTGTAAGCTGCTTCATCTGTTAAAACTAACATGTAATCTTTACCTTTAACTGCTGCTACAATTCTACTACCATTATCTAATCTAAATGTACCTGCTGTGTTTGTAGAAGTTGGTTCATATACTTCAATATCTTCTTGATCTGAAAATCTTATAAACATTGGATCTTGAGTTGAAGGTGATCCAATAGTTGTTTCTGTTCCAAAATGAACTAAATGTCTATCTCTATCTGATACTCTTGTTAAAACTGTTGCTGTAGGGTTATTTGGCACAAGAGCTGCTCTTGTATTTACTCCTGTTCCTGCAGTAGGAGCCCATGAAAAAGTTTGTCCATCTTTAATTGTTGCAATTAATAATTCTCCAAAATTATCTAAAGACCAATTACCAGCCTCAATTGTTGTGTTAGAAACTGTTCTTGAAGTTCCCCAAGTATCTAATCCCCATGTTCCTGCTCCCCATCCATAACCAAGTGTCGCGGCAAGTGGGCCAACAATTACATATGGATTTGTTATAAGTGATCCCCCTGTAGTAACTCCTGTTCCTGTTTCTGTAACAGGCATAGTAATTGTAAAGGTATTTGCGGTAGGTACTGTTTTAACTTCAAATGAATTAGTTTCAAAATTAGCAGTTGTAAAACTTGTTGTAGTTGGTCCAGGTGTTGATACAGATGAAAATTTAATTAAATTTCCAACTTCAAGACCGTGTGCGTTTTTAGTAATCGTTACAGTTGCAGATCCTGTTGTTGATGTATAGGTACAACTAGTTAAGGCTGTTCCTAAAGGTGTAATATCATAAAATACTTCATCAAAAAGAATATATAAAACTTTATTTGTACCAATAGCTACATATCGTCTACCAGTTAAATCAAACCAAGAATGTATATCTCTGGCTGCTCCTACTAATATAGATGAATTGATTTGTTCCCAACCACCTATCTTTTCAGGTGATCCGTATTGAAAACGTACATTATCTCCATCTATCCAGCGTCCTTCTGCTTGAGAGGCCGTATCGTTCTTATCAAAACCTGGAGGTAATGGTATCTTTTTTAATGGCATATTTGTGCCTAGTATATCACTTATTTAAGGTTACTTAAACTTTGTCTGCCTTTTGACTATGGATGGAGTCTGTTGTTTATTAAATTCAGTATAATTTGATTATTTTAACTGTTTTAATTCCCAATTTTTAGTAATTACTACTGGATATATTTTATCTGTTGTTCCGTTTGGAAATTTTAATAAAGGTAAACTCATAGGTTCTTTATCTTTATTTTGAATATAATTACAATTATCTGGAATGTTTATTTTATATTTTTTTAAACTCCATTCTACAGATGGATGACACAACCAATATATTTCTCTATAACAAAACCAACTTAAGGTACAATTTTTATTAACATGACTTTTTAAAACCCTGTAAAAAAAATCATAAACTCTTATATCTTCAATATCTTGATATTCTTTAAGAGGAGCATCATCAAAAAAAATAGAATCAAATTTATTTAATGTTTTTAATTTATCTTGCCAAAATCCTTCTATAATATTTACTTTGTTTTTTTGTTTTTTAGACCATCGTTTAAGTTTTTTTAAAACATTTTTGTCAGATTCTATAATTGTATGTGATTTAATTTTATATTTTTGTATTTCTGTTGCAGAATAACCTAATCCAAATCCTATTTCCAACACATCACCTTTTGGATTTAAATTTTTTATTAAAGCTTTCATGTATGGTTTTTCCCATTCCATCATCACTTGATAATTATTATTTTCTGTATCAATAAGAATATCTTTATTGTTTTTATCTTTAGTAAAAATATTTTTTTGATTCATTTTAAATTATTTATTTTTTTTTAAAAAAAGCTGGAAGTCCTAAATGTTTTCTTTTATCAAATATATTGTCATATGCACCTTTAGTTGCAGCATTATTATAATGTAAAAATACTTGTCCACAATCTTGACCATCAAATTCTTCTCGCCAATGCTCTAATAAATTACCTCTATAAACTAACATGTCCCCAGGTTTTAAATCTACTTTAATACCTTTTGTATTTTCAGTTACATATCCTTTTCCTTCAACTATTTTGCCTTTGTTTGGATCCTTTTCTATAAAAATAGGCCACTTATCTCCACCTAAATTTAATGTTGTAGATACTTCACAACTAAATCTATCTTTATGACGATGTAAGATATCTCCTTTTTTATAAATTCTTGCATAGGAATAAGTTGGAATTAATTTTATTCCTGTTTGTTTTTCCATAATTGGTTGAACTAACAATAATAAAGTTTCCATAGCAATATCTGCATAGTGAGAATAAGTATTAGGAACTTGATCATCATTCCAAACACCAAACTCTGTAGTGAATGGAGAAATGTATTTTGTATCATATAATGTTCTTGCAACTTGTCTTTTCATTAAAAAATAATTATACACAAAATTTGCAATCTTTGGATCTATTGCTTTTTCAATTACTATAAATTTATCTTTTTTAAAATTATATTTTGACATTATATATTTACTTTTGCTAGTTCTTTTGGAACTGCCTGTATATTAAAATGAATAAATCTAAAAGGTTCTTTACCATGATCAACCGCAAACTCATGTTCCATATACCCTGGAAAAAATAAAAGAACACCTGGTTTTACTTTAAAATTTATAACCTCTGTTCCATAATAAATTTCGTCTGGATTTTTAAGATTTAGTTTAGTGCAACGAGCTCCTGTTCTAGGTTCATGAAATATTGGAAAAGAAGTATTTTCACTTGCTTTAAGAAAATAAAATCCACTTACATGTTGATTCCAGTGAATATGAGCAGAATGATGACCTCCTCCATTTTTAGAAAACTCTTGTACCCAACTTTGTGAAATAAAAGTTGTATATTGTTGCATGTCAAATCCTTGCCAATCTAAAAATTCAAAAGATTTTTGAGCTACATAATTGTGAAAATCTTTAAATTTAGTATCATTTAATAATGATTTTGAATGATAAGAAGTACCAAAATCATTTGTTTTTTTAATTTCTGCTTTTCTTAATTCTCTAGCTTCTTTAATATAATTATCTGTTTCTTTAGTAAGAGATTTTAAAAAATCTAATTTTTCTTCAAACCAAAACGGTGTTTTAAAATAATCTTCTATTATCATATTATTTAAATGGATACCCTAAGTTCCAAACAACTAAAGAATATCTTGTTCCTTTCGTAACTGGTTGTACTCTATGCCACACAAAAGAAGGAAATACAACGATAGAGCCTTTAGGAAGTATTTCCTTTACGGTCAACACATGTTTATCTTCATCACGCATGTGTGGATCATAGTTTCTACAATCAAACTGTAATTCACCACCTGTATATTCTGAACCATCGGTTAATTGACAAGTTACAGATAATTTTCTAATTTTACCATGACTATTTTGATCTCCTGGTTTATTATAAACTTTGTCCCAAGAATCGCAGTGCCAGTCATAATATTGATTTAACTTATATTTAGTAAATTGACAAGACTCTGAAAAATCCCAATTAAAATTCCAACCTGCTAATTTATTTGCTTCGTGTATATATGGTTGTATTTCTTTATAAATCCAAGTATCATTTAACCATACAATATTAGAATTTCTTTTCTTTTTTAAATCTACAATTTCTTCTTCTTTTAATGGTTTTTCTTTTAAATTTCTATCCCTTCCATATCCACCGGTAAGGGCTAAATCTTCTTGGTGTTGTAATCCATATTTAATAACCTCATCACAAAACTTTGGACTTAAAGCTGATTTAAAATACCAGTAATAATTAGATAAATTCATATGTTGTAGTTAATATAAAATTTAATTGTTCTGATGTATTAGAAGTTATATGATATCTTTGTGTAGAAGGAAACATTACAAAATCATTGTCATTTAAATTTATTTCCCAACTTCTTCCTTTTCTTCTATTATCATCATATTCTATAAATACCTTACAAGAATCTTTTCCAACATTTACTCCATATAATATTACATAATCTGGAGAATTTCTTAAATCTACAGGGTCAACTTGTAATAATGAATTTGAATATTTTCCTGGACTATAAATATCACCAATTGTTTTTTTAGGGACTAATGAAAAATTATAATTTAATCTAATATGTTCACATAAATATGCATTTAACATATCCCAAGATCTTGAAAATGGAAATCTC